GGGCGATTCTCGACCGGGCCGAGAAGGAAAACAAGCGGCAACTGACCCCGGAAGAACGGTCGGAGATGGACACCATGAATGGTGCCATTACCGACCACGAATCACGAATCAGCGACCTTGAGCGCTACGACTCCGAAGACCCGGCCTTGACCGAGGAACTCGGCGGCGCGGGCAACGAAGACCCGACGGCACCGACGGGGCGGTCAAACCGGGTTTACTTCGGCCATCTGGCCGGGCGCGGTCTGGGCAATCGCCGGGGGATTCGCTGCGACTTGCCCCACACCAAGCCGGAATATCGCTCGCAGTACAATCGTTGGTTGGCGACGGGCATCCGTCCCGACCCGCTCACGTTCGTTCCCGAAGCGCGCGCCGGCACGGACGTTATCGTTTCCGTGCAATCGCAAGGCGGCTATCTGGTCGCGCCGATCGAAACGAGTGAAGACATTGTCAAGCAGATTGACAACCTCGTTTTCATTCGTCAACTGGCACGATATTACAAGGTCACGACGACGCAGGCGATCGGCGTTCGCCAGATGTTGACGCGGGTCGACGATTCGGATTGGACGACGGAAATCGCGCCGGTGACGGCCGATACGTCGCTGTCGTTCGGCCGGCGCGATCTTACGCCGATGGTCCTTACCAAGCTGGTTCGCGCCTCGATTCGGATCATCGAGGCGGGCGTCGATGCAGAAGAGATCATCAATGAGGAACTCGCATACAAGAATGGAATCTCTCAGGAGAAGGCGTTCATGACGGGGACGGGTACGGGGATGCCACTCGGCGTCTACACACCGTCCGTCAACGGCATCCCGACGACTCAGGACGTCACTTCGGCAATCGTCGCGGACTTCAACGCGGATGATCTTATCCGCATGAAATACGCGCTCAAGCAGCCGTATTTCTTCGGCGACAAATGCCGATGGGTTCTCGGCCGGCCGATCGTCGCTGAGATCAGGATGTTCAAGGATCAGATGGGCCAGTATCTCTGGCGGCCGGGTCTGGCGTCCGACCGGCCGGATACGATCCTCGACGTCCCGGTTGCCATGTCCGAATATGCCCCGATCACCAAGACGACCGGGTCATATATCGCGATTCTCGGCAACTTCGGCTATTACGCGATCGCCGAATTCCGCGACTTTTTCATTCAGCGACTCGTGGAACTCTTCGCGGGTTCCAATGAGATCGGGTTCATTTCCCGATCTTTCCTCGACGGATCGCCGGTTCTCGGAGAGGCGTTCGTCCGGCTCAAGACGCAATGACGGTTCGTCCATTGAATCGTACCTTACAACACGGGGACCGGGAGGGCGGACCATGGCGGGCGAAGTCAAGCGGGAAGACAAGTATATGATGAAATTCCTGGATTTGAACGCCGGGCCCGACGGCGTTCATTATCCGGGCGCGGAGCATGAGATCGGCGCGGCGCGGGCGGCGGCGCTGGCGGATGATGGGGTTGCGGTCTACATGTCCCCCGACAAGCAAGCCGAACATGCGGAGGAATTGAAGCGCGCCGGTGAAGTCAATGCGAAGCGGTTGGCGGCCGGCCGGCACGCGTTGCCGGTCCGCATGGCGCTGGAACCGGGCGGCGAGACGAGGGCATACACGCCACCCGCCAAGGGTTCGCCGTGGGCGGGCATGGACTGGCAAGACGCGCAACGGGTGGCGGACATCTTGAAGGCGCAACAGACCGGCGGCGGCGCGACCGGGGCGACCGAGGCGGCCGGCGGGCCCGAAACGGCCGGTGGCCCCGAGACGCGCACGGGCGATCCGGCGGCATTGATCGAACCGCGCGGGGGCCACGGGGCGCATGGGGGGCATGCCGAACCGCACGAAGCGCCTGAGGCGCACGGCCGCAAGGGCAAGTGACCGATGGGACTCCAAGGCGACATCATCGTTAATGTCGTCGAAACGTCGGAACCGGCGGCGGAACCCGTTTCCCTGGCGCGGGCGTTCATGGCGGCGGCGGTGGATGCCGACATTCAGGCCATGGCCGACCCGATCGAAATGATGTCGGGTTTTATCACGTCGGCCCGCGATAAATGCGAAAACATGATATCGCGGGCATTCGTGCAACGGACGTTCCAACTGCGGTTGAATCGGTTTCCGTTCGCGATCCCTACGGTGTATTATCCGTACTACTCACTCGAACGGATGCCGACGCAATTATATGGAATCATTCCGATTCCTTATCCGCCGTTGGTGCAGATTGACGCGGTTTCCTACACGGCGCCTGACGGTACGGATATCACCCTCGACCCGAGTCAATATGTTGTGGAGTCCGGCGGCAAATTCCAGGGGTTGATTACGCCATCCTACGGTAAGGCGTTTCCGGCGACCCGTTACGCCATGGCGTCGGTACGGATCGACTATACGGCCGGCTATTCGCCGGACGATACCAAGGTACCGCAGGGGATCAAGTCGGCAATCTTGCTGATTACGTCGCATCTGTGGCGGAACCGGGAGGCGACGGCACCGCCGCAGGCGCTACCCCGGCAGATTGAAATGGGGGTTGAAGCGCTGTTGGCCCCTTATGAATGGGGGTTCTATGGCTAACCTACTCCAAGAGGAATTCGTCAACGCGGGCGAATTGCAAAAGCAAGTCGCCTATCAGGTGAAGACGTTCGACGGCACCAAGGACGCGCACGGCAATCGGGGGTTTACCTGGACGACGTCCGTCAATCGCTGGGCGTTCATCAAGACCGTCGGCGCCCGCGAGTCGGTCACGACGGAACGTCTCAAGATTGTGGCGTCACACTTGATTATCTGCCGATTCATCCCCGGCGCCAATGCGCTGGGACGGTTCAGCTATCACAACCGACTGTTCAACATCTCTTATGTTAATGATGTCAATGAGCGTAACATTCAACATCAGTTTTTCGTGAGTGAGGTTATCAACCCGGTATGATTACTGACACGGCGTTTCTCTCGGTCACGGGCGACGACGGCACCACGACGCTTGCCGGGCGGATTCTCTCGGCCGGCACGGTGCGGGCCCGCGTCGATATCGTCATCCCGCAAGGCATCGTGGATCAACCGATCACGGTGAGTTTTCCGCATGCGATCCTCGATACCATCCAGATGTTGAGCGATAAGGATTGCATCGTCAAATTCAATAGTGCGACGGCGCCGATTCTCACGGTCAATCTCGTGGGCGGTTGGCCCTATTTCTGGAATTCGTCGTCCGGCTATTTCCCGAATCCGTTCTCGGCGGACGTCTCGACCATCTACGTTTCCACCCCGGGATCGGCGGTCAACTTGAAACTCAAGGCGCTGTCCGCATAGGGGGAACCAATGGCCGGCGGGATCACCATTCGGGGACTGACGGAAGTCAACGCCAAGATGAAACGGATGGAACCCAAAGCGGCCGTCCGGCTGATCCGCAAGGCGTTCCGCCGGGCCTTGATCCCCGTCCGCAACCGGACGCAAGAATACGCGCCCAAGAAAACCGGGGCCATGGCCGGCGCGGTCAAGATTCTCGCCGGGCGAACGTCGCGGGGATTGGTCCGGCAGCGGGTGGTTATCGGCAAGGGAGCATATCGCGGCGATCAATTCTACGGATCGATGCAAGAACTCGGATGGAAGATTGGCCCGCGCAAGCGGGGCGCCAACCGGGCCCACAAGGAAGGGACGCGGTTCATGCGTAAGGCGTACAACGATGAGGGTCCGGCGGCGTTGGATCATGCGGAGCAATACTTATGGGATGAAATCGTCAAGTTATTTGGTGCCACTAAATAGGATTGATTCATCATGGGTTCCGACATTCGCACTTCCGACCTGAATATCAAGGCCGTGCCGGTCGACACCGATCTATTCATGATTGTGGATGTCGAAGACGTGACCATGGCGGTTTCCGGGACGAACAAGAAATCGACATTTTCCGATGTCGCGGCGGCGATTGCCGGGATTCTCGGGTTGGGGCCGGCGGCGGAAAAATCGGTTTCGGCGGCGGGTCAAGCCGTCGTGGCCTCGGTCGCGGCGCCGGTCGTGGCGGGACACTTGGCGATGTTCGCCGATGGCGCCGGCACGGTGACGGACGGCGGCCCGATTCCCCCATCCGTCAGCGTGGCGCCGATTCATACCGTCATGGCCGGGCCGGTGACGGGGGCGGCGGCGCTGCCGGTCATGCGGGGACTCGACCCGACCGACATTCCGGCGATCCCCGAAAGCGGCGTGGTCAATCTCGTGGGCGACTTGGCGGCGCTCAATGCGGGGGTGGCGGCGGCGGCGGTCGATACGGCGGTTCTCCACAAGGCATCCAATCTTGGTGATGTCTCTAATCCGACGGCGGCTCGGGGCAATCTCGGCCTCGGTACGGCGGCGACGAAGGCGGCGACGGGGGCCGGCGGGGCGGTGGCGTCGGTCGTCGGTCCGTTCGTCGTCGGTCATGTAGCGACGTACACGGATACACTCGGCACGATCGGCGACGGCGGGGCCGGGTTCGCGGCCGGCATGACCCAACCCATACACGCAATCATGGCCGGCCCGGTGAGCGGCCCGGCGGCCCTGCCTGGCTTCCGTGGGCTCGACCCGACGGATATCCCGGCGATCCCGGAAAGTGGCGTGACGGGGCTTGTGGGCGATTTGGCGGCACTTCAAGCCGGGGTGGCGGCGGCGGCGGTCGATTCGGCGGTGTTGCACAAGACGGCCAATCTTGCCGATCTTGCCAACATTACCACGGCACGGGGCAATCTCGGCCTCGGTACGGCGGCGGTCAAGGCGGTCAGTGGCGCGGGTGGCGTCGTGGCCTCGGTCAGTGGTCCGTTCGTCGCCGGTCATGTGGCGGTTTACGCCGATGCGGCCGGCACGATCGGCGACGGCGGGGCCCTGCCGGGCTTGCCGGTGGCGCAACCGGCCAATGCGATCTATGCCGGCCCCACAACCGGGGCGGCGGCGCTGCCCGCGTTCCGGGTGTTGGTGACGGCGGACATCCCGCCGATCCCGGAAAGCGGGGTTATCAATCTCGTGAATGATCTTGCGTCCCTTAATACGGGATTGGCGGCGGCGGCGGTCGATACGGCGGTTCTCCATAAGGCATCCAATCTTGCCGATGTCTCCAGTGTGACGGCGGCCCGGGGCAATCTCGGGTTGGGTTCGGCGGCCTTGAAGGCGGCCAGTGGCGCCGGGCCGGGGGTGGCGTCGGTGACGGGGACGATTGCGGTTGGTCATGTGGCGACGTTCACCGATACGGCCGGCACGATCGGCGACGGTGGCGCCTTGCCGGCGGCGGCGGTGGCGGAAGCGGCGAACACGGTCTATGCCGGTCCCACAACCGGGGCGGCGGCGTTGCCGATCTTTCGGCCTTTGGTGGCGGCGGACATCCCGGCGATCCCGGCGGCCGGTGTGACCGGCCTCGGTACGGCGGCCTTGAAGGCGGCCAGTGGCGGCGGGCCGGCGGTGGCGTCGGTCAGCGGTCCGTTTACCGTCGGTCATGTGGCGGTCTACACGGACGCGGCCGGCACGATCGGCGACGGCGGGGCGTTGCCGGGGGCGGCGGTTGCGGAACCGGCGAACATGGTCTATGCCGGCCCGACGTCGGGGGCGGCGGCGTTGCCGGCGTTTCGCGCGCTGGTGGCGACGGACATCCCGGCGATCCCGGCGGCCGGTGTGACCGGCCTCGGTACGGCGGCCTTGAAGGCGGCCAGTGGCGCCGGGCCGGCGGTGGCGTCGGTTGCCGGGACGATTACGGCGGGGCATGTGGCGATTTTCGCCGATGGGGCCGGCACGGTTGGCGACGGCGGGGCGTTGCCGGTGGCGCCGGTGGCGGAACCCGCCAATGTGGTCTATGCGGGGCCCACAACCGGGGCGGCGGCGCTGCCCGGGTGGCGGCCGTTAGTCGTGGCGGACATCCCGGCGATCCCGGCGGCCAATGTGACCGGCCTTGGTACGGCGGCATTGAAGGCGGCATCGGGGACGACGGGCGTTTTAGCCTCGGTATTCGGCACGATCACGGCGGGGCATGTGGTGACGTTCGCCGATGGCGCCGGCACGATCGGCGACGGCGGTCCCCTGCCGGCGGCGCCGGTGGCGGAACCGGCCAACGTGGTCTATGCGGGGCCGGCGTCGGGGGCGGCGGCGTTGCCGGCGTTTCGGGCGCTGGTGGCGACGGACATCCCGCCGATCCCGGCGGCCGGTGTGACGGGACTCGGCACGGCGGCCACGAAGGCGGCATCGATGGGGGCGGCGGCGGTTGTGGCCTCGGTCTACGGGGCGGTTATCGCGGGGCATGCGCCGGTATTCAATGATACGAATGGGACGATTATTGACGGCGGATTCATTTCCTTGCAGACGGCGGGCGTGGCGGGGAGCGTGCAATTCAACACGTCCGGCGGCGGCTTGACTGCGGTTCCCGGCGTGACGACGGGCGGCGGCGCGCTCTTGAATTTGAGTGCGCAGGCGGTCACGGATACCCCGCTCGCGATTCATAGCGTGGCGGGTCAGACGGCGGCGCTGCAATCATGGGGGACGGTGGCGGCGGTCACAACGATTATGGATCGGTACGGCCGGCCGGCGTTTAGCCAGGTGATTAAGGCGACGGTTGCGGCCGGCCCCGGGGCCGGCACGGCGCCGACGTTGTCGATCACGGGCAATGAGATTGCGGGTGCGGTGACGTTGGTTGCGGGGACGTCTCCCCCGGCGTCGTCGCTGGTCTTTCAGGTGAATTACGCGAATCCGCTCGGGGCGGTTCCATGTTCGATCCAGATATTTGCGGGCAACGCGTTCGCGGCGACATTGCCATTAAATAGTATGTATCTCTTTGTCGATTGGTCGACGGCGGGGACGGCGAATTTCCGGGTGTTCATCGCCGGTACGGGGGCGTTGGCGGCGGGGACAACTTACGTTTTCCTCTATCGGGTCCATCTCTGAAAGGATCGGCGGGCGATGGCTGACGTCCTTTTGCTGGAGTCCGGTTATTCGCTCTTGCTGGAGTCGGACGTTGCGCCGGCGGTCACGTTGCCGACGTTCAAGGCGGCCGTCTATGCGTTCGTCGCGGCCGATCCGGTCACGAGTGCATCGATGGCGCAACTGGAAATCCTCCGCGCGTCCGAGGAAAGCAAATATCCGGCGCTGACGTTCCGCGTATCGACCCGGACCCAACCCGTGATATTGGACGGCCCGGCGCAACACGATGACGTCGAATGTGAGATCAGGATACGTGGATGTCAGCAGACGACGGGATCGAATGGGGCCTCGGTGCTGGTGGATGACATTGCGCTCCGGGTCCGGTCGCTGTTCAATGGCCGGCCCAATTGGGACATGGCGGGCCTGCCGGTGATGGCGTCGTGGGTGGATGACGACACGGACGATTACGACACGGCGGATGATTCGTCGGACGAAGGGTCATATATTCAGACGTTGAATATCTTCGTCCGGCATCGGCTCGCGGTCTGACGGGGGACACACAAGGGAGGGGCGGCCGATGATGTTTCAACTCCTGGCGCTGGTGACGCTGGCGGCGCTCTGCCTGATCCTGACGTTGCCGGTCCACACGACGGCGGCGCAACCGGGCCTCGGTACGCAATTGCAATACTGTCTGACGTCCACGGGGACATTCACGACGATCGGCCTTCGTGTCTCTATCGAGGGGCCGAGTCCGAATCAAGAGGAAATTGACAAGACGCATCTCGATTCGCTTCTCTTTGAGAAGCGGCCCGGCGGCCTGCCCAATTTCGAGAATCTCAAGTTGAAGTTGTGGCATGACCCCGGGGACGCGGCCCATGGATTGATCGAATCATGGATCACGACCGTTCCGCCGGTCGTCTACTTCAAATTGAATCTCCAGGACACGATGCAGACGGTTTATGCATTCGAGGGCTGGGCCAAGGCATTCGTCAAGACGGGGATGGATAAAGATTCCAACCTCACGGCGGATGTTGAAA